GCCTTACCTAAAGAGCCTTCAGCCATTCTAATTAAACCATCAAATCTTGCCAACTCTCCACTAGTAAATGTAGATGAACCGGAAGTATCAGTATAACCAGCACTTGCTAAAAATACCGATGTACTACCTGATCTACCAGATATAGTACCAAAACCAGCACCTAAACTTTTCATATCTTTACCTGTATAACTTGTATGAAATACTATTCCCATTCTTGCTCTTCTAATCTTTTTACCTAGAATAGAGTTTACTGGTGTTGCATATGTGATTGTGTTAGGTGTGAAAGTAATCATAGATTGACCATCTATGTTTTGTATTTTAGTATCATTTGTAAAGAGTAAATCTCCTTGATAGATACCTCTAATTCTTAATTTTTTTAATTCTCTTAAACAGACTTGTAATTTATCTGCAACAGGTCCACCATGATTACTCATAATGTCACCCGATGTATAATTGATTTTTGGTTTGACGTTGAATACTGATTTAGTACCAACGAAAAATTTACCGTTTTCTGGATTAGTACCACACACTATAGCAGGCGCACCGTCCCACTTGACAGACATATTAACTTTTCCACCAGAGGACCCTGCTAACATGTTTCTAATTGACTTTAGAAACTTTATAGCATTATCTCCACCTCTAGCACCTCTGTTGATTATGTCATCTTCAAGATGTTCTAAATGTGTGTTCTTTTCTTTTGTTATGAAACCTTTAAAATTAAACATTTTCTTTCATTTGTTTCCATAAATTAATTCACTTTCTCATTCAATATATCAATGATTACTTATATTTATACTAGTATAACTTGCCAAAAGGACCAAATTGTGACCCTCTTTTCTCAGCTAAAAACACCATATCAGTAAGCATTTTGTCTCTTTTTGCCTTTGGAATAGAGTATATACAGTATAGGAAATCTAGTTCCATTAGTTTAGTATGTGCTACACCGTTCTTTAGGTCAGCGCTATTGTATGACTTTACCATGGTATCAACAAATTTACTGTCTGTTATACCCGTATCTGTATATCGGTTTACTACTCTAAATCGTTTTAGGTATACCGATTTTACCTTAACAAAGGCACCAAGTGATTTAGGATATTGATTGTGGTCATTTACAAAGAATAACCTATTATTATTTCCTACACCATACTCGGCCATTAATCTTGCTAGTAAATCTACTGGTACTTTTCCTATACGAGCTGCGCCAGCACCTTTAAATTTACCATCAAATTTTAAATTCTGATTAAATCCTTTTCCGTTTTGTCTAATCTGAAACTCGCAAACATCGTTAGCAGATTTTATATCTATTCTCATGTCAGCAGATAATAATGTCTTATCTGATTTATTACCCATTTTCATAACTGACCTATCTAACTTCATGGTAAACTTGGCGTCTTTCATTAATGCATTTTTAGTATTTACTTCCTCATATTTCGCCTCTTTACCTGAAACTTTTTTTAATGATATACCTGCCAATTTAAATTGACTATATAAGGTTTTCATTACATCATTTAATTTAGATATAGATACAGAGTTACCTTTCATTGCATTATCAATAGTTTGTTTCACGTTGTTTTCATTTTTAATTAACCATATATCGGCAGGGTTCCAACTATCCTTTTTAGATATTTTAAATTTATCTCTTATTAAGTTAGAGATATAATTCATAAAACCACCGTCTCTGTTATATTCTGTCCATGATTTACCTCTAAACACTTCTAATAGTTTTTTCTGTTGTGCATAAAAATTATTTAACCATTCATCTTCAACTACATCTGGATATATCTTAACTAGTTCTTTAAACTTTCTGTCTTTAGATATATCTTCAGGACACTTATACTTTATATTATCTTTTAATGCTCTTTTAATAATCCATAAAGAAGCATTTTCTTGCATAGAAGTGACTCTTGCGTCTAAAGCTCCTACAGATTTTTTACCTGTTTCAATAAATCTAACCTTATAACCTTGTACTATAAAGTCGGCAGACTTCTTAGCACCTTGATTAATCTTTGCTGTGTACTTCTTTTCTAGTGTAGGTAGGACTTTTTTGAGATTGTCTGGAGATACTTTAACTATGTATACTCTAGACTTTGTGACAGGTTGGTCGTCACCGTAATATGCACCCTCTACCATCATTGATAGTAAAGATGTAAAATCTTTCTTTATATTAGACGGTACGTGTTGTGTTAACGTTGATAGTGTTGCTAAATTATATGCCATATATATCTCTCATAACATATTTATAAGAGAGAGGCAAGTTAATTATTCCATAAAAATCTTGGAATACCACCATTCAATTCCCAAACTCTATTTTTGTTTTGAAATTTGACTAGTTTATCTGCGTCTTCCTCAAAGAAATATGTACCTACTATATTATTCGTAGGTTTTTCTTTGACTTGCCATAATATCTTACGGCCACGTTTAACCATCTTTTTAGAATAAGATAGTCTAACATATTCACTGTCTGCTTTAGGTCTCTTGTCGCCTTTTGAAAATCTAACTTTTTGTTTCTTAGCCATTATCTTATTACTTTAACGTCACTTTCTGTTACCACAACAACCCTAGCGCCACAAGAAAGCAAAGGTTTATCATTACCGCCATAAACAACGGATGACGGACCATCAATTTGTACTTCGTGACAATAAGTGTTATTTTTTCCTCGCTTAATTGTAATAACTGGATCATCTTTTCCATGTTTCTTATTACTCCTAATAACATGTTGGTTTACATGTATGTACGTTTTCGTCATACTTTGAAATCTGAAAACTTATCATAAGGATTTTCTTCCTTTTTCGTTTCAGTTCCCTTGTCTACTATATTTTGTGCATTGTTTTCCACATCATATAATTTCATTTTGGCTCTATCTACACCAACTATAAATGACCTATGCATTGAAGGATCATTATATCTATTTTTTAATTGTTTGATTTTCATTTGACCTAATTGTTCTAGTTCATCATTTGACATCAAGGCAAACATAAAGTCTGCTGTTGCCGGTAAACCAAAACTTTCAGACGTATCTTCTAAACCAATATCTGTACTTACGAAACCACTTCTTGTTGTTTGTGTAGCACTGAATATTGGTAAGTCAAATTCTACTGCAAGACCTCTTAGCTCTTCAGCAATGGCCTTAATATAGAAATAAGATGATATATTACCACCTTTAAATCTACTTGATGAACATATATTTAAATAATCAATAAACACTACCTGTGGTTTAAATGATTTCTTTAATGATAGTTCATTTAATAATGCTCTAAAATGTCCACTATGAGCAGACGCTGTTGGATATTCTTTAATGATTAATGTACCATTTGTTTTATCTTGTATCTTTTTTAATCTGTCGTGATACATATCTTTTGGCATGGCATGGAGATCGTCCATTGTGACATCTAATAAGTTTGCGTCTATACGTTCAGCAATTCTTTCCTCTGCCATTTCTAAAGTTATATACAATACATTTTTACCTTGTGCAAGAAAACTAGAAGCTACGTGACACATAAACAAAGATTTACCAACACCTGTACCTGCAAGTGCTATGTTTAATGTTTTACTTGGTACACCACCTTTTGTAATTCTATTAAAGTATTGTAAATCAAATTGAAATCTTTTCTCTTTTGTGTGATAAAATTTGTATCGTTCTTCCTGGTCTGCAAGGTAATCGTGACCTATATGATTGTCAAACGAAACTGCCAATGCGTCAGCCAATATACTTGGTATTGCCTCTGGTGTTCTCTTGTTATCTTTTCTATCTAATATCTTAATGCCTTCTAATACTGCATTGTGAACAGCACGGTCTTTACAAAACTTTTCTGTTGTATCTACCAACCAATTCTCGTTAACATCTTCAGGACTTATTGTAGATAATAATTCTTTTGTGTTTCTAACTTCATCATCGTTAAGGTCTTTTCTATGACCCATTTCAACTAGTATAGTTTCTTTTGTAGGTAAATTATTATACTTGTGTATAAAAGAGTTTATTTCTTGAAACAATATATTCTCTGACCTATTAGAAAAATATAATTCTTTTAAAAATGGGATTGCCTTTCTCATGTACGGCTCATTGTACATAAGGTTTCTTAATATAGTTAGTTCTATTCTCTCGTTATTCAAATTCTACCTTGCCTGCGTTAAGTTGTTCTTCCATTACTTCTATTAAAATGTCGCCGATATGATCTATAAACTCTTGACTATCTACATCTTTGTTTTCTGGATTACTTAATATATCATAATCAAACTTCATTGGCAAGTTACCTTTGGCGTCTTCCTCTTTTGCAAACGCAACTTTACCATACTTGTAGATTACATTTCTAAAGTTTGGCTGAAGTAATTTTATAGCTGTGTAGTCTGCACCAGTTTTTTGTGCATATACAAACTTTTTATTCTTCGTCTGATCCGTATCGGAATTTTTTGTTGGCGTATTCATCTATTTGTTTTAATATCTCTTTTGTAAAATATTTTTCTGGATCATCATTGATAGACTTACCAAATACTTTACTGCCATCTGGCATTTCAAATCTTGTAGATACTTTCTTAAAGATACCTGCTTTTTCAGCCATATCTAAAAGACCATAGTACTTATCAAGACCGTGTTTGTATGTTAGTTTTACGTCTATTTGTGCATTTTCTTTTGTTAATCTAGATTTATAATTTTTACAATGGATAATATTACCAATTACCTCTGTGCCGTCTTTTTCTTTACGTTTACCTAGGTAGATAATAGATGAGGCAGCGTATTTTAAACCTGAACCTCCGCCCATTTCTTTTTGTGGAAACATGGAACCAATTACATCGTAAGTATGATTGGTCATAATCATAGGTATATTTGCTTTACCTAATTTCAATGTCAATACTCTAAACGTTGACTTGACAATTTGTGATCTTGTCATATCTCTTGTTTCTTTACCAGCGGCTGTATCTTCCATTTCTTTTGTAGTAGATAACATACCTAAACTGTCAAGAACAAACATTAAAGGTTTTCTTTTATCCTCTGTTTGTTCTAGATATTTGTCAACTATTTTTATTGATTGATTTCTAAATTCTTGTACTGTAGAGACTGGTACAACTACCATTCTCTTACCATCAACACCACGACCATCTATCATATCTTTTGAGATAGCACTTTCAGATTCAAAGTAGATTACTCCACCGTCTTTATTCATGTCTAAAAAATTCTTAACAATACCTAATGCAAAGAAAGTTTTACCTGTCGCAGCTTCTCCAGCGATTGCTGTAATTTTGTTTGAAGGTAGACCACCATAGATACTACCTGATAATAAAGCGTTAAATGAATAGGAACCTGTGTCTATAAAACTGGTTACATCTGCCGAATCAATACCATCACTGACTAGACCTGCATATTCATTGCCACTTTCTTTAATAACGTCTTTCAAAAAATCACTCATAATTTCTCCTAATATATATCATTTGTTTAAATAAGTCAAGCCTCAAACGTCTTGTACGCCTTAAATTTTAGTTTGATTGGCTTAGGCGAACCCTCGTTCCATAGTCTTAACTTTTTGTCTTTTGGTACCCAATCTTTTGGTGGTCTCTCAAACTCCGATGGATCTATCTTATTCCATAGGTGTTCAACAAGTTCATCACCATGTTTACCATTACTGAATACGAAGTTATTGGAAATATTATTACATACTTCACATAGTTTTTCATAGTTATATTCACGGATTCTTTGGAAATCCCAATACTCCTTTAAATCGTAGTAATCTTTTTCTGAAATCGGCATTAACGTATTATGTCTATTTTTGCGTCTGGTGTCCATACTTCTAATTCAGTTCTTAATCTATTCTCTTGTTTCAGTTTGTTATAACGATTTTCAGCTTTCTTTTTCCACCAATCTATAATACTATTTAGGTGAAATTTGTCCCAATTATCGCCTTTAATTATGTCGCTAGTGTTACCCTTTACTATATCTAGATAGTTCTTGATACCATAATCACTAACATAATATCTTTTTCTCTCTGTTAATTTTTTAGCATTACTAATGGTTGTATTAAATCTTTCTAAATCACTTTTGTTTAAACTTCTTTTTACTAAACCAATTATTGCTGTAGTTAGTTTTAACTTTCTACTAGAGGCGTCATCTTTAACAAGTTTGCCTACATTGTTTTCAACAAACGTTGCAAGATCATGGAAAGGTTTACCATGTATCAAAGGTATAAAATCACTGTCAGTTAAACCTTTGTATCTTAAATATGGTTTCATACCATCATATTGACTAGATGATTTACTATTACCATATAAACTTGTTGTTTCAAATAATGCCAAGTTCATACCATATTTTGCATTTAACTTTTCTCTAACTGTATGAGAACAACATATAGCGGCCAACAGTTTACCACCAAGGTAATTATAACCGAAAGGTTGTGTTGGTACTATGACAAAGCCCATGATGGAAGTTTTATTGAAACTTGTTAATTCTGGTACGTGAGTTAACAATTCATTTCTTGGTTTCATATTAATAACAGGAGATCCACATCTTATAAAACCTACCCATTGGCCACTATTCTTTTCTTTCACTGCGATTTTTAAATTCTTACCAGGTACACTTGACATATTAGTGTGTGAAGATGTCATATTTAATAACGTATCATATGTTTCATTATCTGGTTCTAATATCTCAAAGTCCATGTCTTTAGGTGACATATCAAAATTGGAATATATGGTACTTTCTAAACCCATGCCAGGCAAAGCAGTAGGTACATGTTCTATTTGTGACATTTTTTGATCTCTCATATATTCATCTATACGACCAAACTTTTCAAAATAATTGTTGAATATACCAGCACAATATAATGCTTGTTCCTGATCTAAAGTTTTCATTTTCATACTATACCACAATTAATTAAATTTGTCAACCTGGTTTCCCCATACGTCCCAACCAGGCATAGAAGTTCTAGCAAATAATTCTATACGTGGTAAATCGCCACATAAGGTTACTATATCATTTCTTATTCTATCCGGTTTTCTACTATGTTCTCTACGTTCCTCTACAACTAATCTATCTACATTGGCACCAACTCTTTTTGGTTTACCTTTCGTTGCAAGTATACAAGTCTCTGTATTGGCTCTTGTCCAATAACCTGGACCTTTAAAGTAATAGTTTTTAATTCTGTTTTTATTTGTCTTCACCCACGTGAAGCCTACCGTCTTGTATTCAAATCCCCATTTCTCAACTATAGGTATTTGTTTGTGTAGTAAAGGGTCGGTACACCACATAAACAATACACAATTCTCATCTGCAATATCTCCAACTGGTAAATTTTCTATGTCTTTCATAGTCATTGTTGGATAATGATTCTCTGGATTTGTTTGTGCATTCTCATTATTCCAATTCTGAAAATGCCAAGGAGGATCGGCGTATATTATATTGTATTTCTTTTTAATATCCATAACTCATAATTAAATACCTACCAAGCAAACATATCAATATAAATCTTGGTATTGACCAAGTAGTTTTTACAGCGAACAACATTCCCATAGAAAATGCCCAATGTAAAGTTATTAAAAAAATAAATGATATGTCTAATGGTTTCATAGTTTGTATTCAAAATTTTGAGTCTCATCGTTTATATGTACTTGTTTTGCACCGTTCTTAATGTGAAAGTGCGTAGCCATAGGTGTAAGTGGTGATAATGTTACCAATCTTTTAAACTTATTTTGTATAGCCCATTCTTTTAATTTTATAATAATCTCTCTACCTGCACCTCTCTTACGAGACCATACAGTATATGCAACCACAACCTCGCCACGTTGACCATCTTGATTAGCCGCCTGTGACATGTAATCCATTTCTCTTACAGTATATGGTACTTCAGGACACAATGCAATACAAACAATGGCCTCTATTTCATCATTGTATTTTAGACCAAATATTTTTCTACCATGCATTATTCTAAAACCTAAAGTTAATTCAGGTCTTACAGGATCCTCTGATACATCAATGTCATCTAGTTCAACTAAATCTGTACCTTTGACCCATTTAAAAAAGTCTTCTAACTTATCTTTATATTTTTTCATCCAAAAAATGCCTCCAAGCTTGCTTTCTTTTCTTGCGACCAACCAATTGATTGCAATATAAACCTCATAGGGTCTAGGAAAGTTTTTTCAAATTGTGTTTCACGATCTATAAATTTGTTTAAATCAAACTCTGTTGGTAAGGTTGTGATATAACTAATCACATCAAATCTAAATGGATTTGCCTCTACCAATTTTAAAAACTTAATCTTATCTCCTTCTTGTATGTAAGGATATCTATTTTGTAATTTCATTTCTCTAATCTTATGGTTATATATTAGACTACCTTTCACGTGTATTGGTGTTCCCTTACTGAATATTGTTGCTGGGTTTCTATACTTGTGAATATTATTACACGACCTAGGAAAAGCAATTGCCTCTGGTGGTAATTCGTAAAATTCTTTTTTAAATTCTGCAATATAATTTTGTAAAGTTTCTTCGTCTTTATTCATTATAATTTTTATTGCCTCTTTAATTTTAGTTCTACAAACTTGTGGTGTTGAAGACTTAACTGCCTCAATACCCATAATCTTTAATTTAGGTTCTGCAAG